ACAATAGCTAAATACATAGCAGAACAAGGATAATTTGTTCGCTTTACGCTCAATGATAAAGAAGAAGTAATAGGTACCGTTGGTTTAAATTTATGCATGATGTTTACCAAATTTTAGAATTAAGTTTGCGAATGATTTTATTGCTTTATCTTCTGATATATTAGTGGTCTACTTAAAATTTCTTTGTATACCCCATGCATCTTTGCATTAAATTCTTTTTTATTTGCTTCTGCTTTGGCGATAATATCTTCGCCGTGTTTATTGAACCTTGAATTTTTATTTGGGTCTACCTCGATTGGCCTTTGTGTTTTATATTTCTTTAAATCTGAGAGTGTAGTCATTTTATTTTGTTCCGAATTTAACCATCATATCTGCAAATGCTTTTAATGCTTTTGCTTCTGATATTTTCTTTTTGGTTGCATCGACTGCCAACTGCACCACGCTCCCATCCTCCAACATATCGAAGCTAACGCCTTCCATAATTCCTCTGACAAAACACCCTGGGCCACTAGGATCACTAACAACGTCAACAGCAGAGAACATAAGATCAGGGTTAACATATTTAACTCCATTTTGTTCGCGTAAGGTACCTAATGCTCTGGTAGAGACTCCTACTTTACCTCCAGCATCCATAATAGCAGTGACTATTTTACCTAGGCCTTCATTTATGATTTTTGCTTTACCATTCCAATGAGAACCATCTTGCACCATATTCTCAATTACCATCACAACCCTCTCAAAATTTACTTGTGGTGATTGTGGATGATTCATCTCACCAAAGCCTCTACCTTGAGATACTTTTTCTAATATATATTTGTTCATTGCAGGATGAAGCACTTTAGATTCATATATGCGGCCATTGCCATTCTTTTCGTCGCCGGTTGCAAATCTACCTTCGATAGAATATTTCCTACCAGAAGAAGTATTTTCTATAAGTGTTTCTATATCGAGAGAGGTTTCAGTTATTAGCCTCATATTATTCTCCTACTTTAGTACCTGCTGCTGCGTGGAATAATGCATGATTGAATCTTGGATTAGATTTAGCGAAAATTTGCGCATGTAGATTAGCTGCTTTTTGTCTATCATCCAAATCTGGTATTTGTTTAATAGTGTCGGCAGCTAATTGGAAATCTTTTCTGCTTACTGCTTCGTCTATTGTCAATATAGATTCCATTACACTTGATTTCATTTCTTCTAATCTATCAGTGATTTTATTCAGCATGATTTGAGTGAAAATGTCATCGACAACATCACTGTGGCCATTTTCTGATAAAGTAGAAATCAGAGAATCTACCGATTCTTTATGTAATTTGTAACTAGCAGCTATAGCCATTTGTCTTCTCTTTTCTTTTGATTTACCGGCAAACTTGGGATTGTCTGAATTCTGAAAATCCTTAATGACTTCACCGGTTGGGGTTGATTTTGTTAGGGGCATATGATGTTCCTTTTGTTATTTATTGATTTACTCTTATTTTGGTTTCTGATAATTATTTGTGTCGTATTCTTCCTCAGTCCCTTGAGGATTTCCTTGTTGCTGTTGTCCAAAGTTATCTTGTCCAGGCGGCTGTGCCGATAACTGTTGTTGCATCATGTCTGATTGCTGATCTGATTGAAATTGCCCTTGAAGTTTCCAATCTGGCCAACACGATTCATCATCAGCTTCGGATGATATTTGTGATTCCATTTTTTCAATTTCATCATCTGTCATCATTAAAATAGTACGTTGCACCCATTCTTTGCTTACATATTTTTGTAAATAAGTATCTACACTTTGAATCATATTGAAACGAGATTGCCATATTTCTTGATTTTTTAGCTCGCTGAAATAATTGTCTTTCTGGAAGTCCAATTTTAAGAATGGTTTGATATCTTCCCACTCTTCGGTATTGACTATACCTTTTAGAATTAATTGAGTTTTTAGTGAATCGATTATGATATGGCCGAATTTATTTCTAAGCCTATCAATGAATTTCTGAAACTTGACCTCATCTCTTGAAATTGTTTGAGATTGTCCAAGAGAGAACCCGCTTTCTTGTTGTAATCTGCTTTTTGGTATATTTAATGCGTCATACATTACCTCTTTGAACCATGCCAAAGAGTCCAAATATCCTGTTATATTTTGTGCGCCTGGTAGAGAAGTTATCTCTGTACCTTTACCGCCATCACGGCGAGGCATCCAAAAATCTTCTAACATTGACATATATTTTTTGTCGTTTTTAACATCACCTGTTTTAGCATCATATACCATCTTATTGCGGTAACGATTCATAATATCTTTAAGATATTGTTCTGCTTTTAATTTTGGTAAGTTACCAACGTCAACATAAAAAACTCTTCGTTCAGGTGCTCTTGCTATAAAGTAAATGACTGTAGAATCTTCCAACATTCTAAGTTGATTTATTGGTCTAATAGCTTTATGCATATGGCTAAGAATTTGGCCACTGTTATTATCGACTATACCACTGGTAGCAAATATAATTGCGTCTTTGCTTATTTTTAAACTCATCGTTGGTGATATGCCAGGAGTAGATTGGCTTTTAGCTGTGCCAAAACCACCTTCTGAATAAAGATAATATTCTTCAATCTTGTCTATTACGTTTGCACCTTCTGATGTCTTTTTTGTAGTAACATCTTTGATCTTTTTGATATTCATCGCATCCAAAGGTATGATCTTTTTAATGCCATCTTCTGGGTGATCTTTATCGACTATAATTTGTAATGGTAATCTACCATCCACATACCATTTTTTGAATAACTCTGGGGATTGTTCACTATAGTTAAGCAATACTAATACTTCATTGAATTCAGTTAAGATAATATCTTTAATTTTATCCGAATAATCTTCTAAACCATCCAAATCTAATTTCAACAATTTCGAATCTTGATCCTGTGGTATTGCTTCATTTACTATTTCCTGAATAGCAATATCTACCTCAGCAAACAACGATATTTCTCTATATTTTCTGATTGCCTCAACTTCTGTTTTGACTGCACCATCTTGATCTAAATATGTACCAAATGCCCCTGATGTAGCAGCGGCATTCATGACAGTAGATGACCCGTCGTCAGCCCCTACAGAAAGTTGGCCTGATAGATTTTCTTTTGGTGTTTTTGGGGTTATTTGGAGGCCGAACAACCCCAAAACATCTTCAAATAAATTCAATTAGATTGTACCTAATGGAGTTGAAAGAATCACCGCACCACCAGAATATGCTTCAGCCTCAAACCAAGAGTATGCAAATTCTACAGAAAATCTTTCGACATTATCGTTGTCAGAAAAACTCAATTGAATAGGAGAGATATTAATTGGCCATGCATCTTGAAATGTATATTTTTTCAGAACAACACCATTTCTATCCAATTGTTCAACTTGCATACTTGTCGTATATACTAACGGATTAACAAGGCCGCTGTTTTCTGATTTGCTGTTGATTGATTGCATCCAAGATTCCATTGCATTATGGATACCAAAATCTGTATCATTGATGCATGTTACTTGCCAGTTATCGAATGTGCGCTCTCCGGCTAATTTTATTGGTCTTCCACGATACATCAATGGGGCAATACCAATACTTTGTCCTGGTATTGAAGCTGCCTCACATAAGAACTGTGATTTAGTTGCTGCATTTGTACCATTAACAAATGTCGGGAAGTTAAGAGTAACCCTAAACTGGTTAGCTCTAGCACCTCCACCGATAAGTGCTGCTTTAAATGCTAAAATTGACATATATATTCCTTTTGTTTAAATCGTTATCTTTAAATTATGCGCCAACTACTGTAGAAAAACTTACATCTGACCTAGTTGCTACGAAATTTAAGGTGATAAAATTAATGCTACGGGCTGGTTTAATGTAGATTTCTGCAACGAACTGGTTAGCATCTATAATCTGCCCAGTATTATTTGTTGCATCACATCTAACATAAAAGTCTGTAATTCCGCGTTTACCTTGAATTGTTTTTAAGAATGGTTCAGTCATATTCTTAAATTGAGACCTTGTGAAATTATCATTGAATTCGAAAAGCATGTAACGAGCAGATTTTGCGATTGCCTTTTCCAAAACAATAAACAATCTACGAACATTGATACGATCAAATGCTGATGGTTTTGTTGTCATAGTTCTATCACCAAGAAGAATTGGCCCTGAACTTGGATCGATAATAACTGGGTTGATGCCTTTGGGATATAAATTGTCTCTATCTGCTGAGCTTGGGTTGTACGCGAGTTTAATTACTCCTTTTACTCCACCGCGATTATATCCACCAAACGACCACCAAGGATCATTTGTATTATCAGTTCTTGCAGCTAATCCTGCCATATCACCATTCAATGGAACCCAACGATATTTGTATGAATATCTATCGTACATATACTTCATACCTGTATCCATGAATCCATACGATCCCAATAGTGAACCCAATGATGTATTTACTGAATCTATACCAACAGATGTAGATTTGAAATATGATATAGAGGCTAATGTTGTTGTCTGGGCAAAAGCAACTGTCCCGTCTTTAATTGGTGATCCTAAGTTATGTGGACTAATAAATCCGACACAATCACCTCTATTTGCTACTATGGTTTGCATTGCGTATTTTTCTACATCACCAGCTAACCCAACAGAGAAAGCGCCAGTCATCAATAAATCGACCGAGTATAAATCCTTGTTTCCTAATTTATCGTAAGCGGCTTGTATATTGGCGAGTGTGGTAGTTCCGGCTGTTCCTGTTGCCCCACCAGACATAGTTTGTGTGTAATAGAATGGTGTCGCTATGATATTGATTTTTGCTACGGATAATAGGGTTGTCGCATTTGCTACTTCGTCTGTACTTCCCCACGCGACGAAGTTTCCTCCAACGTTTGTTGTTGGGTGTTTATTCCACCAAATATAGTTAGATGATTCATTAATTACGTTAACGTAATATATCGACAATCCTTGAAAGTTTACTGCATCGGATAGTTTAGACACTCCTTCAAATTTTTCTAATACTGTGCCTGGAGTACCAGTTATAAATCCGTTACCATCGATTACAAGAATATGCAATTCATCATTTTTAGCAATACCGCCTGCTGTTTTTGCTGTATATGCTGTTGTAGTTGGTTGCCCACGGAAATTACCAGCAAGAGCAGGATTTGCCGCAGAAAATGCAGTCCAAGAATCGAAGTCTACTAGTATGACTTGTATACCATTACCAGTAGTTCCGCTATCTTTAGCGATAAATTCCCCTGCTGCTGCATTTGGTGTTGTTATATATGTGTCGTATCCATCTCTATTGATGACTGCCACACCAACCCCTGTTCCTGTTATACCTCCGGTATTAGCATTGAACATTCCAATGTTTGCTGATCTAACTACCCAACATGCATTTGTATATTGTAAAAAGTTTGCTACTGTGAACCAATCGTTTGCATTTTCGTCATTAGGTAGGCCAAAAGTAGCGATTAACGATTGTTCTGAATTAATCAACACAGGAACATTAACTGGGCCTTTAGTGAATCTTCCAACCATCCCACCAACTGAACTAGATACCGATGGGATTATTTGAGAAAAGTCTTTTTCTACAACTTGAATTCCTGGGCTTAATAAGCTCGCCATTTAATGCTCCTTAATATTATTGTTTACTGTTAGTATTTATTGTTTCGTTTGATTTTAGTGATTTCAACAATCTTTCTAATTGATTTGCATATTTGCTTAGATAGAGCATATTTTCTTCTTCTGCTCTAGTGTCAAACTCTATAATCCCTGATTGTGCTGATATTGTTGGGTATTCTCTTAATACTGGTCTATCAGGCATTTCGAATTTCGGCGATTGATATACAGGCACCTTAACAGGTACGCACTCAAAACACCCACTTAAAAGCGACACTAAACATAATGATAAAAAAAGTTTCATTTGGTATTCCATTCGTTCGCAACTTTATTTGATGTTGACCTGACATTATGTAATGCTTCTTCACATGTCTTTGCAGGAATTCTATGCTCGATCTCATTTTTCCAATTATCGAAAAACACCGCTACTTTTTTATTGTCACTGATAATTGTATTGACTAATATCTGTAGATTTTCTCTATCTTTACCTGCATTTTGTATTTCTTGATTCTGAAGAGATAATACGGCAGTCAATTTTGCTATTGATAAGTCTTTGTTAGATATATCGCTTTTTAGACTATAAATGTACCATATTGCAGATATTAGTATAAGTGCAGCTACACCCAATTTTATTGCAAATAGATATGGTTGGATTGGTGATAAAATAGGGTCAAATATACTCATATCGTCCCCTTGATGAATTCGGAAAATCTCAAAGCTTTTTGACCTTTAGTATTATCTTTGATATAGTTTGATTTCTTTTTAATGCCAATCTCTTTTTGTTTGGGATCGGATGTATGGTCTGCTCCTATCCCTGCTACGGCAGAAACGGTGACTGCTTCTTCACTTATATCAAGTTCAAAGTTTCTGTTATTCTCTTGCATGATAAAATGTCCGAATCTATTAAATTTATATCTGTTATTTCTTTTGGCATTCTATTCAAGAAAGTTAGAATAGTTTTCAATTTTGGCCAATCGGCTTTTTTTATTTTAAAAAACATTAACTTTATACATGTCTCCTGCTCAAAAATATTAAATAATGAAATGATTAAATTCATTATCAAATGTATTTCAATTGGAGAGATGTCTTTTGAGCATAATCTATTGAGATTTGAAAATTTTGCTAAATCTTCTTCAAACTCTATCAATGTTTTGCATCTTGTGTTTATATATGCTCCCATAGCAAGAAGCACAAAGTTGTCTTTATTTACCATTAAACTGTACTGATTGCTGCATTATTTCCTCCAATCAAAGCCCATTTCGAGGTCGATGACCAATATTGAAGAACCGCCGTTTTGCCTACTGCATTTAATGTGATTAAATTAAACCCAATACCTGCTGTTGTTATCGTGATTGTTTTTCCAATATCCAAGCCTGCAACCACTATTGTTTTGATTTGTCCGTTGCTTCCTGCTGGCAATGAAAATAAACCACTTACTCCAGTAGCGCAACTCAATATTGATCCAGCCCGCAATGGTGATAGTGATTTAACGACCGCATTTGTTTGGTCTGATGATAGATAAGAAATGTCTTCTGATGATTGAACCAAAACACCATCTATGGCATTTGACCCCACTTGCATATTCCCAGCAACATGTACTTTTGATTGAGGGTTATTGGTGCCGAATCCTATTCTATCGCTAGACCCGATTACTGTTATTGCATTCGCGTCATTTTTTGATGATACTGTAAAATTGACCGCAAATTGTATTGGGTTTATTCTAATAGAATCGTTAGAATTTAGGTTTTTTAGTAATGTCGTCAATGATGCTTTTTTATTTGCACCATCTTGAATTATCATCAATGTGTCGGCAGCATTCGCAGTTATTGCTGCCGACATTTGAGAAATTTTTATTTTAGATTCAGCCATTATGCAATGATGATACTATTTTGGCTTGCGATAAACCACAGACCATCGATATTTTTTAGATATAGACAATCTCGAATATCAGAAAATGATGCAGTAGTGAATCCTGATCCTCCTGTTATTGTCAATGTTGCTGCTGGGGTTGTAACATCCGCCGACGCAACCACAATATATTTTTCCATACCATGCGTACCTGCTGCCAATGTGTAGGCATTACCAGCAGTTTTACATGCGATTTTTGATACTAGCAGGTTAGTAGCTAATGCGCCTGAAACTGGTGTTTCTGATACTTCTACGATTTGAACTCTTGACGGCATTTTTTGAGCTAAAGTCGCTAAATCGACCTTCATGGATGTGCCACCTTGCACCAACATTAAAAAATCCCCCACATTTAATGTTGATGCGCTAACCAATGCACTTACTTTGGTATCTGCCATAATCTATTTACCTATTAGTTAACTGTTGTTAATGTAGTAACTGGTGTTGTGAATGTCACTGCTGCTGGTACAAATGAAGACGCACTCAAGATGTCACCAACCAGACCCGCTGCTGCCGGTGCGACCACGACTTGTGGAGTAGTTGCTGTAGCATTTGTAGTATCTGCCGCACCGAATGTTGCTCCTGATGTATAAGCCGTATTTACAGTATACCAAGTACCAGCATTCAGGAATTTTTGCCCAACTAGATATGCATGAAGAGCTAACCATGTCGGAGCAGAATCACCAGCGACCGCAGTGTATGTAAACACCAACGATGTGCTTGTTGATGAAGCTGGAACATAAGTCAGAACACGGGCAACTCCTGCAATAGTCAATCCAATAGTTGGTGATACACCTTGAATAATTACTGGTTCTGATGCTGTTAAGGTGACAGTCATGATGCCTCCGGTCACCATATTTAATGTACCAGAGTAAGAGACCGCAGCCGTGAATGTTGGGACTACAATAGCATCGTTGTACATCGCCAATAAATTAGGAATAGCAACTACGACTTCGACCATTTCATAAATTTTAGGGAATGTGGTCACTACTAAAGCACCTAATCCTGCTGATATGGTATATGTGATTGTATTTGCGTCTACTACAGTTACTGGCCACCAACCATTAAATACTGCTGGTACAGCATTAGTCACTAGAATATGTGACCCGCCGTGGACAGCTACCGAACTATTCACAAATTCATGCGCAGTAATAGTAGCAGTAACGACACCAGTGCCAGTAACATACGTCATTATTGTTGGTATTGCTGCTGCATCACCAGCTCCTGGCCCAACCCAACCCATTGAACTTGGGTAAGTATTGCCATCTGGAGTGGTATGAGGATATCTGGTACCTCTTCCTTTTCTTGCATCATTTGGATAATTTGGTCTTTTTGTGTAAGAGTATTGCGACATTTGGTGTTTCTCCTTGTTTGTATTTGTTATTTATTAATCTTTATCGTTAGTAGATTTTCCGATGATTTTTCTTACATTTTTCGGGAGTTTGTCGAATACTTTACCAACAAGAATGTCTTGCAATGTTTTACCTGAATCCATACCAGCATCGGTTCGTTTAGCAAGTCCTACAGCACCCTTTGGTCTTCCGCGAGTTTTTACTGCCGAATCCGGTACGATCTTTTGTGATTTAGTTTCTTCATCGTCCCCACCAGCAGTTGTGATACCACCTGAAGAAACTGCTTTTGAACCATTTTTATGGAATTGATGGTGATTTATTTTCCCATCTTTAACGGTAGTAAATGTCACACTACCATCTGCATTTTGTGTCACATTAGATATTTGATATCCTGTTCTTTTATACTGATTTATATAAGTATTTGCTCTTTGGCGAACTTCTTCTGGGGACATCAATTCTAACGATCTATCTGCATGATATTGACCATCTACTCCTGGTTTGAATCTTGTTATTTCTGTTGCAGTTGTACCTGGGGTTTTTGTTTTTGCGTCTGCCGCATGTAATTCTGCTTTCCAATCCCATCCAGATTCTGCTAATTTTTGTTTGATACTTTCTTTGAATTTCATATCAGTCCCATTGATTGTTGTATTGAAGTGCTAAACGTATCTTTGTTAAATTTTATTCCTGCATTAGTAGCGACATTAAACAGTCTACCAACCAATTGCCATCCCTGTGGTGTCAATTGCTCTGTTCTTATTTTTATAGCAGCTTGATTAATCGTATTTGTAGGATCAATACTATTTATTGATACACCAGCCACCATTGCAATGACTTTTGCTATCATGTTTCTATCAGTAGTCGAAAACTTTAAATTCTCGACTATGGCACATTTAAGCAACTCTTCCTCTACAGCACAAACGAAGTTTTCTGTTAGATATGATGCTCCTATCTTTTTAGAATATCGTTTTAGCCGTTCTATTTGGATTCTTACTGTTTTGAAATTTTCAACAATATTTTTATCATTAATACCTAGAATATAATCGAATACTTTTACGCACTCCAATACTGCATATTCGTCGTCTTCTCTATTTGCGATGTCTTTAAATGATTCTGAGATTGTTCTATTGAAATTTTTTGTTTTGTATCCTTTATAAATGAATGATTCTTTATAAAGTTGATTTCTTTTTGGGTGATTTTCTGATATTTCCAAATCTTTTGTCCACATTCTATATTCGATACCTTCTGATATGACTGTCGCATATCTGGTATGTATATGTAGAATTTCTCCTTCGACTTCACCATTAGTAACATAATCTCCAATTTCAAATGATTCCCCCAACATCTTTTTTGTGTCTACTAATTTAATAGAAGGATGGAAATCTTTTACTGTTTTTGGTTTTTCTTTATCATGCGGTAACGGAATTACAGATATGTTGATCCCACCATGAGTTTTCTTTACATCATGTTGTAGTCCTGATACTTGGCTGGGATATGACATTATTCTTATTGGTTTTTCTGCTCCTACTTTATCTATAGCATCAAATACAGTATTAACTTCACCATCTGCATGGAAGAAGTGTTTGTGATTACTGAATGCCCTTTGATAGTGGTCTTTTATTTCTGGTGTTATCTTTTTTGTATGGAATATATGTTTCTTCCCTGGCTGGGATATTGCAGTTGTCAGATTAATAACTTCTTTGGTAGTTGGTAGTTCTGATAGAACGTGTATAACGTTCATTGGAACCTGCTTCTTTTCATTTAATATTTGGGAGACCGTTATCATTGTTTTTTTGTAAAAATATGAGATAATATATATTGTATATTTATTATATGGAGAAATTGCATGAGCGTAAATAATTGTATCGAATGTGGTAGCAGCAACGTAGTAAATAAAGGGCAAGTAGAGAGATACAATGCCACATTCACAAGGCATAAATGCAAAGATTGTGATACTAATTTTTATCTTCCGATTGGAGCATCAAATGACCAATCAGTTGAATCTAAACGGAAGAAAAGCACGAAATATGTAATCACCTCTATACAATCCAACACCTCACTAAATGGTGGATTCCTTGCTGCTTTGGAAATATATGCAGAATATAATAATGCAGAGCTAATGGTGATTCCAGTAAAAACCGGCATTGGCAATATCCATGAGTTTCCAACAGAGATAGAAAAATACATTCTTGATAATAATATTAGACTTCATCCCCATCTTAAAGTCATGGGAGCAATTAAAATTGGTGCGACTATCGATTCTCCATTATCAGGGTTGTCATCCCTCTCTATGGGCGACTCGTTGATTATCGGACACAATCAATTACAAATGTTTACGTTGCCTGTCCAACCAGATGAACACCCAATTATATTGACTACTACAGGCACATTGTCTGATAAGGATTACGATTCGAGTAAAAATGGGCATAAGGCGCATTTCAATCATTCGTTTTCCGCTGTTGTTATTGAATTAGATGGTGATATGTTTCATCTAAGACATCTTAATTTTGATGGTAATGGGTTTTATGATATTAATAGGTACTACGATAGCTATGGTACCACAAATGACAATTTTGCTGCTGAAGCTATTATTACCGGTGACGAACATGCGATATTTGTAGATCCAGATGTCAGAAATGCTACATACGGGGTTGATGGTATCATAAATACGATATCACCAAAATATATTGTTCGTCATGATGTTCTTGATTGTTATTCAATCAGCCATCACCACAAGAATAATAATCTAGTGAAATTCAAAAAATTCGTGACAGGTACAAATGACATTAGATCCGAATTGGCAGATACTTTAGATTTCATAGTTGAAACAACACCAAAAAACACAATAAACATTATAGTACCATCAAACCACAACGATCATCTAACTCGATGGTTAAATGAATGTGATATTAAAAATGAGCCTTGGAATGCAATAGTGTACCATTTCTTGATGTTTAATATGTTGAATGCGATAAATGATACTGGAGAAGTCCCAGATACATTCAAATTGTATTCTTCGGGGTTCTTTGAACAGGAAGGCTGCTCAGTTGAATATATTAACCGCAGGGAATCTTATAAAATTAAAGATATCGAAGTTGGGTTGCATGGTGATGCAGGCTCTAATGGGTCTAAAGGTTCGAGAACACAATTTTCTACGTTATCATCGAAGACCATCATCGGACATAGCCATTCTCCAGGTATAGAAAAGGGATGTTGGCAAGTAGGAACATCATCTACGTTAGCATTAGAATATAATGTTGGGCCAAGTTCTTGGATGCAAACTCATTGTATCATCTATAAAAATGGCAAACGGCAATTAATTAATATTTTGAAAGGTAAGTGGAAAGCTTAGTCTACTGAATTTCTGTGATGAAAATGGGCTTGTTCATCGTGTTTATTCGCAATGACATGCCCATTATTCGTTTCGGATGATTCTATTCGTTGTTGCCTCGCTGCTATTTTGTGCATGTTGTATGCTTTAGCATGTCCATATGATGTATTAGCCCTAGAAGTTGCTGTCCATGCCTTCGCGGATAATTCATTCGCGGTCGATTCTGAGATGAATTGTTTAAATGATTTCATTTTATTGCGTTTACTTTGTTTGTTATATCTTCGGTTTTGTTATGTCCTTTAATAGAGATATATACTCTACTGTTTGATATACCCAAATCATTCTGTTTTTTTGAGTTTTCTCTAACCAATTCCCCATGTACGGTGTTAGGTAAATCCCCATTGATAAATGATTTATCTGAAGTTAGCTGATATGCTCCCTTTATCTTTGGATGCTTTTCAAATCTAACATTCCCCATATGAATAGCATCTACGTTGTGTATTCCTCTTCCTGATGTACCGTAATCGTGTCCGAACATCGCTTGATGAAATAATCTATTGTGTTCAGGATTGCTTCTATCAAGACTGTATCCATGTCTAGGAGACGTTTCGTCGTAAGTTTCTTTAGATAAATGCTTTGCGAATTTTTTTATCAGAGGGGATTCTTTCATTGATTTTGCCCTGCTTACTCCGCCCAACTGTCTATATTCTGTTTGATCTGCTTTATTTTTTAGACTAATTTCTAATTTTCTTTTTGGGTTGGAAGTGTGAAATCTAACATCCGATTTTGGGTTTCCTGGTACTTTTTGTATGCTTGTAACGTGATGTATTTCGCCATTACCAATATCTACTGGAACACCAGAAGGATGATTCTTCTTTAATATTGCATGTTGAGCGCGAAGAGCAGATATTTGGATTCTTTCTGCTGCTTGAGAAGCAGATTCTTTTTTTGCTTCAACCAAGAATTCTTTAAACGATAACATTATGCGTATTTCGACATTCCAGCATGATAATCTCTTTCTGTTCTATGGTCTTCTACTGACCCATGATGCATACTTATTAGGTGATTAAGCGTTTCTTTTTCTTCCGCAGATGCATGAGGAGTCGAATCCAATTTATCCTCATATTGCCTTGCTTGTTGTTTATGGTAATCTAATGCATTATGGTGAGCATATGCTGCATTTTTATGCGCTATTCTGGCCATATGAGACACATCTGACATGTGAGATTTATCGGCATTATCTTTTTCAGCCCGTTCTAAATCTCCTTGTATCTTTTCCGCATGTGCAGAGTGTTTGAATGCTAGTTCTGATGGACTAAATTCTTCATTAATATTTTCACATTTAATTGAATCTTTAGCCGCTTTAATTGGATTAATGAGTATATCTTTTAATTTCTTTGTTCCTTTTTTGGCATCTGCCACAAAATCTTTTTTGTTTGGTAGAAAATCTTTGGCTACATCAGATGCCTTTTCTCCTGGTTGTGGTTTGATATCATTCCACACTTTTTTGATGATATTTTCTTTGATTGATTTTATAGATGACATTGTTATTCTCCAGTTATTCTTTTATTTATCAATTCCATTCAAATGTTTCTGACTCTTCGTATGATTCATTGCCATCTAAAATCATTGGCATACACAATTCGTTTTCCATTTGTTGTACATGATCCGAGTGCATTTTCAGTCTTATGTTGCTATCAGTCAATTCGCCGAACCATATCTGGGAAACCATCCACGCATGTAAAACAGCACACATACAAAGATCATCATGGAATCCTTCATCTGCTTCATATGACCCGGTATTGCTTTGTATAAATGTGCTTAGTTCAAAAATCAGGTCGTAGTCATTAACGATAAGTTGGTTATTATCGATCATATCCTTAAGATTAGCACAACCAATGCGCTTAGTTTTCTTTGTTGTTCTAATGCCTGGATATGGGTCAGAACCAGCTTTGCCTAATTGATCTCCTGACTTTGTCCAATGGAGATTTTCAAATTCCAAGTCGTTCCATAATGTATCTGCTACTTGCCCACCGATATCATTTATTTCTATAAGCATATATGCGTTGTTGTATTTTATTCCTATTTTTTGGAGTAAAGACGCATACAATAATGGAGGAATATCGCAATTTGAGTAAGTTGCTGCTATAGTATGCGGGTATGTGGTTATATCAAATATAATAAATGCCGAATTATCGAGATGTCTACCACGAGAAACATCAACAGCCATAGAATATATTCTATTTTGAATCGGATTCTCATAAACCTTAAGTCCCTTATATTGGTCAGTGTATTCTTGAATTGGGATATCATGTGTTAATCTGGCTAATACTGATCCAGTCAAAAGTGTTCTACTAGATCCAAGAAATTCTGCATCAAGTTCTTGTGCGGTTTTAAGTTCACCTAATACAGCTTTCTGTTCGTCGTACCACTTTTGGTCTCTGCCTGGAGTTTGATTCCAATGTACTCTAACAGGGAAGAATCCATTCCACCCTTCTCCTGGGTTTTTATGTGCTTCGAGCCAGAACTTATGGAAATGATTGTACCCATTTGGAGTTGATGTCATGAATACTTTAGTGTCTTTGCCTGCTGAAATTGTTGGATAAACAGCAGTAAAAAAATCATCTGCTTGTGTATTTGGTACAAATGCAAATTCGTCAAGATATAGGATAGAGATAGACTTACCCCGTATACTGCTTGAACTAGATGCAGATGCAAATGCCTTCGACCCATTTTCTAATTCTATTGACCGCTTATTCCATGTTTTGACCCCTTGTTGTAACCAATGGGGCAATTCCTCATATGCTAATCTCATACGACCTAGAATTTCATCTGCTGTTGCTTGCTTATTTGCTAATACTGCTATAGTTTTATTATCATTGAATACCATGAACCATAAAAGATAAGCAGCAGAACAAATGGTATTGTGATGTAATATTCCTTCAGCAAAGAACGTATGGTCGCCTGTGACTGATATATCAATCATATG